GAACTCATCTAGTTATATTTCTCCTTACGCTGTAAGTACCTTCAATAAGTCTTGTTACAATTCCTGCTCCGCTAGTAATTTCTAAATCAAACACTCCGTCTTGCGCTGTTAAGCCATTTGTGTCTGAAGCACTTACTGCAAGTACAACTGTTCCTGCATTGCCACCCATAGTCATACGACCATTAGCTGTTGATAAATCTAGTATTGAACTTGCTGCATCAGGGTTTTCTCTGAGAGACATTGCGCCTGAGAATCCAGTTAAATTAATAACTGTGTTTGATGCGTCTTTAAGAGTTAGGGTCTGACCGAATGTTGCGCCCTGCTCTATAATAAAATGATGATAACCTGCACTCATTAAAACTTCCTATAAATTGCATGGTATCTACCATTATGTAAGCATCTGCTCGTTTAACTATAACAAAGAATTTAATCTGATGCTTTCTTTGTCGTTTTCTTTTTAGTAGTTTTCTTTACTGCAGTTTTTTTCTTTGGTTTTACTGGTGCTTTTCCACCTTCCCATGCTTCATTAACATCAGGAGTAGATTTATCATCACCGACTAAATGACCTTTATCATTTCTAGCTCTTTTGACTTCTTTGACTTCTGCTTCTACTTCAATGGTTTCTTCAGGTGAATCCATTTTTAATTCTATCGCCCAACCCATGCTTTCAAATCTTTCCATGTTGGCTTTCATCAAGTCGCTATTAGCATCTATGATTGTGCCTACTGGTTGCAACTCTAACTTACGAGTAGCTTCGTCAACAATGCAAGGTTTTGGTCTTACGATTTTATATTGTTTTGACATAATTTTGTTCCTATAAAGAGGGGGGTTTTACACCCCCCAATGTACCCTATAATTAACTTATAGTAACTGTACTTGCTCCTTCAGAATGAATTGCATATCCTTTGATAACATCAATACTCATGGCTGTGCCAGTTGTATGATTACCTAAAAATACGATATTCGTTCGTATATACCTTTTTCCACCAATGTAGCCAATGCTATTAGTTGATGGGGTCTCAGCGTTTGCATCTAACATCAAAAACACACCATCGGTAGTTCCGATAGCAGAGTCAGTAACATCTTTTGCTACAGCGTTAGTAAAGGTTGAATTATCATCAGAATGTTGTAAAACAAAGCTGATAGATAAATTGGAAGCAAGAGTAACACCCTCAATACCAGTATTAACATTTACATATGCGCCATTAAAGCCTTTAAGGTCTACAGCAGTACCATTAACAGTAGCTCCGTTTCCTGCTAGGACAACTGATGCTAATGCTTGTACTGATTTTAAATTATTTCCTAAATCTCTCATAATTTACTCCTTACGCTTTTTGGGTTAATTTAACAATAGCTTCAGGCATGATAACCTGTCCACCAACACGCTTACGAGCAATGTATCGTACATTACCAGTAGTCGCTTGTGTGAAAGGGTCACGCAATACAGCTAAGTTTATTCTGTCTACAATCATATAACCCCTTCTGAAGTCTCCGAATGCGATAGGTGATGCATCTTGTGCTGCATTAACCATGTCTACGGCTTCCACATACGGATGTCCAAGAATAGTGTTAGTCACACCACCTTGTAATGACATTGATGCTTGGAATACATATTGTCCTGCGCCATCTTTGAGTTTTCTAATGTTAGCCAAAGTGTTTCTATTAAAAACAAATGTGCCATTCCTAGAATAATCAGGCTTAACGCTATGAACTAATGTAATTAGATCGTCAGCATCGTATGCAGTGTTAGAACCTGAGTCAACATTACCAATAGAGACATTAGACATAAAGCCTTCAGGTTTGCCTACTGAATCGCCAACTACAAATGCATTTCCTTCAGCTACAGCAAATTGTGTAGCGAACTCTGATTGCATTTCAGCTTCTAGGTTAAAGACTGAGTCCTCTAGGTCTTGCTCAGAAATATCTACCAATGCATACATTTCGTGTGCAGGTAGTTCTTCTAATCCAACTCTATAGCCTGTAGTCTCAGCTCTAGTTCCGCTTTCAGCTACCCATTGAGCAGCAAAAGTGCCTTCTCTTTTTGGTACTTGAACGCTTCTAGCACTTGTACTTCTAATTCTAGAAATACTACGAATAGGTGACATTTCAGTTATTGTTTTCAACAACTCTCTCACATATTCAGGTGGTGCTAAATAACCGCCAGTTGAGTCATTGCTGACTGTAAGTGCTTTTTTCTCAGCTACATCAAGACCTTCCAGTCCTTTTCTGCAGTATTGATCAAATGCGTTTAGGTAATCATCAACCTGCTTAGATTCAAAACCACTATTGGGTCTTGTTACTACAGTGCGTAGCTCATCTAATTGGCTTTTGATGTTTTCTGCGTTGGCTTCAGCAGTAGTTAGCTTCTGATTCATGTCCTCGTAAGAATCCATTTTGGCTTCTAACTTAGTCATTTTTTCTTCTGCGTATGCTGTACCTTCGCCTTTTTCTATGCTTTCAAGCCTATCGTCATTTACTTTTTTAAATTCTTCAAAAGTTTGACCAAGGTCTGAAATAGCATTTTTTATATCTTCCGACATAATTATCTCCTATTAAGATTTTAAGGTTAAAGTTAAGTTCTTTATGGCTTCTACCAATTCTGCACTTTCATCAACCTCTCGTTGATCAAAACACTTAGTTACTGCTTTTGCAGCAACCTTTGATTCTGAACGAGACAAGTTGAATGCATCACGCAATCCTTTTTCCCATTCTCTAATAGAATACTGTTCACCTTTTACCGACATCACAGTTGCCTGTGGGTTCATCGGAAAAGTTACTAGGCTAACTTCCATTAAATCTACTTCTTTGATTATGCGTTTATTATTACGCTTATCATATGTTACTTCTGAAGGGTTCACTCTAAAGCCTATTGAAAGACCGTCTAAAGCACCCATTTTTAATAATTCGTAGGCTTCTGCACCTGCTTGTGTTTTGAGTGCAAGTCTGCCCTTTACAACTAAGCCGTAATCATCTTCCTTTACTTCGTCAAATACACCAATAGGCATATCTGATTTGTGTTGATATAAGAGTTTGACACCTTTGTTCTTTCTCTTTCTAAGAGATTTAGTAAACGCACCTTTCTCAATAACATCATTGCCTAAGTCTTTATTACCAAACACAGAGCCATAGCCTTCAAACAAACCGTATTCTTTATTCTCGTCATCTTCGTCATCATAGGCTTTAAGTTCTGACTTAACTTCAATGAAAGATTTAAGTTCAGCTAGGTTATCTAAAAAATCTTCTTCTTCTTTTTTCTTAGGCTTCTTTGGTTTGTAACCTGCTTCTTCGGTACTAGATAGTTCTGTGTATTCGCTATGAGTTTTACAAGGCATATAAATTTTGTTTCCGTCCTCGTCCATTGAATGACTGCCAACACAACCAATCTCTTTGGCTCTTGCATTAGCTTCTACAGGATTATCAAATACATCTTTGCGAATCTCTTGCTTTACTTCAGTGAGTGTTGAAAACCTATGACCAACAATAACATCAGATGGTTCACCACCTTGATAAACTCTGATTAATGCAGCCGGATTTTCTTCGGTTGCGTTAAGAGTAAAGTCAGTATCAGGAACAGCCAGTGTCCCACTTCTTACAATTCTTGTAATTTTTCCCCTTGCTCTGCCACCACTAGAATTCCATGAGACCATGTCTCCGGTTTTTAGTGCATCTGCTGAAGCTTTATTCTGTGTAGAATCTTCTTTATAAGAATCGTACTCATTGGTACAAACAGCTAAACTTTCTTCTGAATTAAATTCAGTGGTCATAGTGTTATCTCCATATATCTACATATAGTACTTCAGGCTTTAGTCTAGCACAACATTTAGGGAAATATAAATAATATAGATTTAGGGTTGCATTTATTACACTAGTTGTTATAATAACTACATAACATGATAAACAAGGAAAATAAAATGACAAACTTAAACTTAGATACAACACAAAGCACTGACAAAATGATTGCTTCTATATTACCTACACTATTAGATGCTATTAAAGAGAAAGCATTTGTCAAAGGTCATAAAGCTACAGATGCAGAGGCTTTAGGATTAGTGGTTAGCAAATTCACACAATGGGATGCAGGTTCTATATTAGCTGTTGCTAGTGAAGCCTTAGAAGATGCAAACTTTGACGATCTTGCACAAAAGATTGATCTTTTAAAAAGGGTATAAAATGAATATATTTGCAGTACACAGATGCCCTACTAAATCAGCTAGAGCATTACCGGATAAGTTAGTCGTAAAGATGCCATTAGAAACAGCACAAATGCTTTGCACAGCACACAGAGTATTATCACCACAGAAATACTGCGATGATTTCAATTTATACAAACCTGCTTTTCTTAACCACCCTTGCACTATATGGACAAGAGAAACACACGAAAATTATAGGTGGGTGTTAGAGCATTTCGTTTCTTTATGTGAGGAGTATCACAATCGCTATGACAAATATCATGCTTGTTGGACTAAGTTATGGGATGGTCTTGCTAGATTCCCTATGGATATACAAGAAGGTGAGCTAACAAAGTTTGCACAAGCTATGCCGTTAGAATACAAATCAGATAGTCATATATTGTCTTATAGAAACTATATGATTAATGAAAAGCATTATGCTAAATGGGAAAAGGGAACAAATAAACCTAAGTGGTGGAGATAATTATGGATAAACATAGAGGAAAATATGGCGTGGTTGCAATCAACATACCTAAAGAAGTAAAGATAGATGCAAAAGAGTTCTGTAAAAAACACGGACTCGTATTTAGTAAATTTGTAGAATCTGCTTTACAAGATCGGATTAAAAAAGTTCAGCGAATGTACGATGAATTTGATATTTAAATGTTAAAATATATTTAGGCACTGGCTAAAAGGTAAATGACAGTCTTTCTAGTGATGCTGAAAATGGTAGTGGGTCTTTTAGTTAAAGTGTCTCCGTTAACTCACTACCAACACTAGACTATTATATCTCTTTCATCTACATAAACAATAACGCACCTACAGTTCACAACATTCTTAGCACCACCTGCTGAATCTCCTGCATATTTCATTGGTACACCACCAACAATAAAACTTTCTTCCATATCAACTATTTGACCACTAGCTTGTGAATGACTAGGTCTTGTTCTTTCATCATTAGCTGATACCCATTGCTTTAGCATTTTAGTGCCTAAGTCTTGTTGTACTTGTAAGTGGTATGAATTACTGGCAAAACTTGCAGCATTATGTGTTTCGGTTCTTGCTATAAGTGCAGCACGACTTCTGCTAATTGGTAGAAATTTGTCTGATACTAATTTAGCTATTTGTTGTAGCGTTAAGTTATCTGACCTTCCTATTTCTATAGCTGACGAAATTCTGTTTGCTAAACTTTCAGTAATGTTTGATAGAACTAATTGTCTAGTGGCAAAGTAGTTAATAACCACTTGTTCAAAATCTATGCTTCTACCAAATACGAAGGTTTCTTGCTTTTGCTCATTGAATTTATCTTCTGCGTTTAGGTACACAGCTTTAAATACTCTGTTGTAATGCGATTGCATTAATGGAAAAAAATCCTCATTAAGAGTTTGTGATGCTATTTGTGGTTCGTATAAACCAAATTCTCTGTATAGATACAGTTGTACATTAAGAAACTTTCTAAAGAGTGTGTTTAGTTTTCTGTAGAACTGTTTTTCAAGATTATTCCGGATAACAAGTTGTTCTCTATATTGAGACCTTGTATTAACCCTACCTCTTCTAAAATCATTAAGTCTGTTGGTTTGTTTGTTTCTAATCATATGTAACCAAAATTAACCTTCTGACATAGTTTCTATGAGCATCTTTGCACTAAGTAAAGGGTCTAGCATTAACGAAGTTAAGCCATTCATAGAGCATTTTTTTATTTATCTCTTTCTCTTTGTATTTGATTTCTAACTTTAGTTGACCAAGAAAAACCTGCATCACCACCCCATAGTGCCCAAGCAATTCTTCCGGCACTTGGATAGCCTTTTTCACCTTGACTAAAACCTTGCCCTTGCTTATCTACTTCATGCCTTGAAAAAAAGCTGTACATTCTTAATACGGTATCAACAGATAGATTTTCTTTATTCATTAATTGATTTGCTCTTGCAACTCCAACTGTAGTTCCACCCCTGTTATATTTCTTTCTCCACTGTAGACCTCTAGCAGCTTCTTCTGCCATAGAGTTTGTAGGCTTCGTGTCAATATCAGATAGTGCTTTTTCTTCTTCTAATAATTGAGCTATTGCTTTATCAGTTTCATCTTCATCATAGTCTTCCAAGTCTTCTTCGTTTACTGGATTGATTGGCTTTTCAACATCACCGTCAGATATAGGAAACAGGTTAGCAGATATGTATAGTGCGTCAGCACCGTCTACTGGTTCAAGGTTTAGTTGTTGTCTTGCTTCATTACGAGTCATTATGCCTTCCCTTACAGCACTTGTTACATTTTCATAGGTACGCTTTACCCTTTCAGACAATGCAGGTATTGAATCAATATCAAACTCTAATGAAAATCTATCATCAAACATTGGTACTAACCACTCGTTCAGGTCTGATGAAACCTTGCGTAGATGAGGGATAATTGTTTCTTCATACAGAGCCAGTCTAGCTTCTGCAACATTAGCGTAAGTTTGACTATCAGGAACACCAACTAATTGACTTGGTACACCGAAGCAAAGAGCAATGTCTGTTGCACTCATATGTTTAAGATTAGCAAAGTCCATATCTTTAGGAGATAATCCCATTTCTTTCCAGTCAAAATCTCCTTCTAGCAACATTGGTCTACCTGCATTCTTGCTACCGGCAAATCTATTGTTCATATCGGTGAGAAGTTGTTGTCTTTGTGATTCAGTAAGATTGACTGCAAATCCTGCATCATCTTGTGGTTTAAATATTATAGCTCCACTAGGTCTTGCTCCATTTTGCAAAAGATTAACATTGTGTTTACTAGACATATTGAATTGATCTACCTCAACAGCGGCAGCACTCATTGGACTGAGACCGTAATAATCGTCTAATGGATTCCATAGCTTAATATGTTTTAGTTCGCTAAATCCGTTCACTTGATCTACAGGGTATGATTCTCTAATCTGTCCATTGACCATGTATTCGTATCTATCAGGCATGGGATTTCCACCACCTTTGATTTGTATACGGTCAGGTCTAAGTTGATGCAATTCTTTAGGCGTTCCCATTTCGCTTCCTACCTTTAAGATGTAAGCGTTACCACTAAGCAGAACATAACCATATAGGCTATTGAAGAACTCACTATAAGACTGGAGAGGATTAGGTCGCATTAACAAATCTATCAGTGGGTGTTCTTCTATAATCTGATCGCCCATTTTTAATACAAAAGGAACTGAACTTGCACCCTTGCTTATCTCATTAACGCATCTGTAGACAATAGCGTTCTTTAGGTAACCCTCTTTTGCTAGGTCTTCATATTTATATTGCTTAGATTCTTCAGTACCTACACCAAAATAACCCATCATGTTTGAGTTCTTTACTTCAGGTTTGCCAGTAAAGATGTTCTTTATGTTATCCAAAATTGCCATTAGCTAATTCTCCAGTTAATTGTTCCCTGTGATTTGCTTAGTTCGGTAAGACCCCAAACTAGAGCATCTAATCTATCAGGACTGGGTTTCAACTGACCCACATAAGTACACATTTGTGTCTCTAATTCAGGGAAAGCACCCATATGATGAACCTTTTTTTGTTCGTAAAGTGCTGCTATAGGTTCTGCTCTAAGCATTTTCCCACGAGTAGCTCTTACTGACCTATAAGGAATATTGTTATCAACGCTCCTCAAAAGTCTTTCAACCAAGTCTCCACCATTATTAGTTTCTGCAACAATTCTGTCTGCTTCCCAATCATAAAATGTCTTCACTGCTAGTCTACCCCATTCGTCTGGTGAATACTTGCCTGAGACATCTTCTAATACATAATACTCATTATTCATGTCTTTGCCTACTACCACGATACCTGTTTCATCAGAATTCTCTCCTGCAGTTACAGCAGGGTCTATTGCAACAATGATCGTTTTAAAATCTTTTTTGGTATCTCTGTTTATTCTAGTGTCTTCAATTTGTTTGTGTGTCCACAATGCACCCTCTATATCGTCAAGTATTTCTGCGTATAGTTCTTGTCTTCCTAATGCTGTGCCTTCATATCTTTCACGCATCATTTCCAAGGCTGATTCTGCTAAGTTATCTGAGTTCTCAAAAGTATTACCTTTGGTAACATGGACATCTTCTCTGACAATTAAACTTTTTAGTATTGGTATTGGCTTTGGTGTAGTTGTAATAATGCACTTAGGGTCTTCTCCAAGCCTTAAACCAAACATTAATTGGTCAAAAGCTTCAGGGTATCTCCAAGAAGCTAACTCATCACACCATGCTCTATGAAACTGTGGTCCCCTTAATCGTTCCGGATTGATTGCTGCATATCCAACTATCTTAGAGCCATTAAATAGTCTTATTTCCATGACACTTGCAGAATAACCATCTGTGCCAAAAGAAGTATCTAGGCATTCTTTAGGTATGATAGACATCAAGCCTGACGGTCCATTGAAACAAACCCTTCTAAGGTCTCCAAATGTAGGAGCAACAACTGCTGATATAGTGTTTTCGTTTTTTAGTGCATACAATGCAATGTCCTGTGCACCAGTTCTTGTCTTGCCCCAACCCCTACCTGCAAGTATCAACCATATAAAATGATCTTCCTCAGGCGGTAGTTGCTTCTCTCTAGCTGTAGAAAGCCAATTAGTGTATAGAGCCCAAGTCGCCAGTTCGCTTGGCTCTTCCAATCTGATCCAAGAGTTCCATAGCTTCGTTGAATGCTGTTGTGTCTTTAATTTCTGCATTTAGTTTCATGTTTTCAGTGGATTCACCCAAGGCTAATTTACCTAGCTTTTGAGCTTGTAGTGCAGCGTTACCTAACTGCTGAACCATTTGTGGTGTAAACTTTTCTTGGTCATTTGGGTTTGCTGTCCTTCTTTGATTATTTTCGTTTAATAACATTCCTACTTCATTCATTAATATTTTAGCTATCTTTAAACCAGTGCTATCAAAACTTTTAGATTCTTCTACAAGTTGTTCTTGTCGTTGTTGGTCTAATTTTTGTAGGTACTCTTGGTGGAATCTTTCTTGTTGAGACTTCCATGATTCTTTTTGTGCCCATTTGTAGAGAGTACTTTTTGCAATTCCATATTCTATAGCCAAAGCATCAATGGAGAAATATTTTCTATCTCCTTCTGTATCTAAGCCTTGTACATACTTGTTGCGTATTTTTTCTGCAAGTTCAATAGTTAATTTGTTATTATCTGTACTCAATTTTTATCCTAAAATTCTCATTTATTATCATTCCAAAATTGTAGTCTAGTTGATAGGGTACGATATGTCTATATCTAATTGCACAAATTGGGTTGCAATGTTTTTATAATAGATTACAATAACAACTGTTAATAAATTGAATAGGAGATACTATGAATAATTATGATGATGCTAGGTTAACAGCCTTGCGTTTACTGAAAGGAATGTTTAAAAATTATGTAAATGAGTTTGATGTTTTTGAGGATAAGGATTTTGCATATGAGTGTGCTGTTAAGAGAATACAGTTACTTGCTTGTTGGGATGAGTTTAAAGATGAGGTCTTACAATGGTATGACTTTGAAATATTGGGGTTGAGATATGGATAATTTAGAAGGTAAAGAATTCAATGATCTCAGTCCGTATGAGAAAGAAGTAGTACTACTAAGTATTAAGTATCAAATGGATTTAATGAGTATGAAATTTGATCAAGTTCAATCTTTTCTTTCCCCTAAAGATTGGAAGAAATTACAAACAGTTATTAAGCACGGTAGGAGAATACACTAATGAAAGAATTGCCTGTATTAACTCATGATGATTATTGGGATTGCGAATGTGATGATAACTACATCCATGCCAAAGCTGATACTAAGTATTGTGCAACTTGTGATACCCATGAAGATGAGCAACCGGACTCACGCATTGATGAAGTACAACAACATAAGTTAGCTCTTAAACCTACATTTGATGATTGTTAATTAATTAATCTTTTTTGTTCCTAGAGGTTGTATATGTAACAACAGTTGCTATAATAACCTTATATTAAATTGAAACGGAGATAAAATGAACGGACTTAATAACGAAAGAACCTACGGAGTAGAAGTAGAATTCATTTCAACTGAGTGGGGTCAAAGAGAACTTGCTGATAAGATCAATTCTAGATCGTCAGATATACCAATGCCTAGACTATATATTGCTTCTTACAGCGATACTGATTCTAGTAAGTGGAGACTTAAAACTGATTCATCAGTTTCATCTAGGAACGGTAGAGGACTAGAACTTGTAAGTCCAATACTAAGAGGTGATAACGATATGCTGATTCTTAAAAACTTCATGACTATGCTTAATGAGTTGCATTGTGATGTTAATAGAACTTGTGGACTTCATGTTCATGTTGGTGCTAGAGATTGGGGTGTTAAAGAATTCAAGAACCTTGCTAAGAGATATGCAAAATTTGAATCTGCAATAGATACTATTATGCCTAACTCTAGAAGACTAAGTAACAACAGCTACTGTCGTTCAAATGCAAATTACAGAGACTCTAGTTTAGAGTTTGTCTTTGCAGAAATTAATAAATGTAAAACTGCAAGGGATGTATTACAGAAAGTTCAAGGTGGTAGATACTACAAACTAAATCTTGAAAGTTTTTGGAAACATGGAACTGTAGAATTCAGACATCACAGTGGTACAATTTGTCCTGCTAAAATTGAGAACTGGGTCATGGTTTGTATGGGTATGACAAAACTTGCTGACACAAACAGATCAGTAAAAATTACACAGGGTGATACTACAAGCACCTACAAAACTAAACTTTCATCACTTATGAATGGATTGGTTAAGACTGGTTTGGTAAGTTCTGCAACTAGAAGATTTTACACTAAAAGAGCGAGGGCATTATGCACAAGTTAAAATACACCATGAAGGGTGGTGCAATATTTGTAGGTTTTGACAAGTACGACATTGTACAAGCCATTTCAGAATCAAGTTTTGCACCTTGCGATACTACAGAAATATGGATGCAAGAATGTGCTAACCGTATCAAAGTTCAATTTGGTTACAAGTTAGATTATTACAATGCAGATACTTTCATTGACGAGTTACTTAAATTTGATTTATTACAGGAGATAAAATAATGTTTTACTTTGCTTACGGTGCTAACCTAAATGTAGACAACATGAGTATGCGATGCCCTAATGCTCAACCAATAGTTCCATTTACTTTGCCGGACTATGATTTGGTATTTAGAGGTGTAGCTGATATTGAACAAAAAGCAGGTTCGCAAGTGCGAGGTGCTTTATGGGATATAACAGATAAGTGCGAAGCCTCTTTAGATATATTTGAGGGTTACCCAACTCTATATAGAAAAGAGTGGTTTCAGATTAAATTGACAGATGCACTTGCTAGAGATTTTGGTGAGACTGCTGATGTTTTAGTTTATCGCATGAACCGTACTGGTTATGCTAAACCAAGTCCTATGTATTACGAAACAATAAGACAGGGTTATAGAGACTTTAATTTAGACCCAGTTGATTTGGTCAAGGCTAAGAACATATGGAGCAATGGTACAGATGCATATGATAATCCCCTTATGTGGAGATCAAAGCAATGGGGTTAAAAGCCTATTACTTCGTTGGGGGTCTACTATTGGTAGACCTTCAAGAAGTTCACCATGACCTTGTCAGGACGCAAATTTAATCAAAATCCCTTTCTTTTATATCCGGAACCCAACCTTTACTGTATTCCTCACCACTACCCTTTTCAGTCATTGGTGCAAAGTCATATAAACGATCTATTTCTTCTTGTTCCATTCCTAGCATTTCTTGAATTTTATCATCGCTGTATTTGTGTTCATCACGCATCTTTCTAATAATGCTTGTCATTGATAAGATCATATGATTTCCTCTTGCTCTGTTATGAACTATGGTTGCTACCATTTGTTGAGCTTCATCAACTTCTGCACTTAGGAATACTACCGGAACAAAACCACCAGTTAATGCAAAGATTTTTTCATCAGCAGAAACTGTCCATCTATGAAATCCGTCTACTATTTCACCACTAGCACGAGCAACTATTGGCTGTGTCCACCCACAAAGCATAATGCTTGTCTTTAAGAGTTCTAACTCAACTGGTGCAACCTTGTTGGGGTTGTAATCATTTGCCTTCAAGGTGTCTCTATCAACCCACTTCATATTGTTAATTGGTTGTTTATTCTTTGCCATGTCTTTCTGCCTCGTATTTCTTTTTTTGTGATGCTTGTTGTTTAGGATCAGTTGTAAACAATGGTTGTTTACGACCTTTGTAATCTCCACGCATAGCTATACGCAGTAAATATTCCCAACCAACCCCTGTAACATAGTGATGAGTTTTTAAAATAGGCTCAGAAGTTTTGACATAGTGGGCCCTAATTTGTTCTTGGATTCGTTTTGCAACTTCAGATTTATATGGTTGAGGGTGTTTACTGATGTAATACTTAACAAATTCAAGCCATTCCATGTCAGCAGGTTTTTCTGGAAGACCACCAAACCCATAAAGTTCTGTATTTGCATATCTTGCTGCTGTTGCTGCACCTGCAACTCTTGATTGCATCTTATCCCAAATGTCCGGAAAGGCTATGGAGTACTGCCATAATCCACGCATAGGTTCTTCTCCATATGGGGGAGCACACCGTTGTTGCAAATGTGTAAGTCCAAGTTTTTCTAGAATGTCATATGTAATGTTGTAATCCCAACCAAATCTTTGTGGAAGTGTCCAAACATCCACAGTTTTCATATCGTATATAGGACAAACTTTAAATACATTGCCTAATGCAGTTTTTGATTTCAGACTAATTATGTAATCTTCATACCGTTTCCCATCACCAGTTTGTAATATTGTTCTGTATCTTGTTAATGATTCTTCAGACCTTATTCCCATGATCACTCCGACTTCTCCCCAGTCTTGAGGTGGGAAAAGTAAACCATTGCATTCCGGAACTGTTGGTCTTTTAGAAATTTCTTTGGGAAAGAATGGCAAGTCTTTTTCTTGTATTACACAATCATAATCAGGCATTGGTCTGACCCATTTTTCTTCATCTTCAGGTGCCCATGTATACCAATATGGTTCACTTCTAGAGCAACCGTTTCTGTGCTTAACTGGTACACATAACCAATTCATATTTACTTCAGGCAGATCAGCAACCCTTTTTACATAGTCAATAGTTTCATAGGGTATAGCTTCTTCATCAAAAAAATAAACATCAAGAGGTAGCTTGTTTCTTTCTTTGGCAATTTGGAGTGTTAGATTGAGACAGACGGTTGAATCTTTCCCACCACTAAACATAACAACTACATTATCAAAAATATCATAGGTTCGTCTTATTCGTTCTAGTGCTAATTCATAGACATCTTTGTCTATTTCTTTTTTTTTATGCACTTTTGACAAAATTTAGTCCTCTGACATACGGTCAAAGAGCATCTTGAAGGGTAGTTAATACCCTAAGACCTACCCTTTTCCGTGATTAATATAGGTTCTGTTTAACATTGGATGGTTGGTATCGCTTGGTCCGAAGTCTGAGTCCGGATGATAAGCAATAATATCCATGTAATTTTCTGCAGTTCTAAAACTATGTATCTCGCCTTCTTCTAAACAAAACATCATTCCTTTGGATAAGTCTTCTTCCCAACCTTTTTGTTTGCCGTCAGGCTTTTGGAATGCTTCGCCTTTACCACCTATAACAATACCCATTCTGATGCTTGGGTGTAAGTGTTGCGTTTGATCTATTCCCATTGGGAAATGCAAATAATTTAAACAAGGGTCGCCCAATCTTGGTGGCATGACAAGTAAACTATCAGTGCAACCGTCAATGTAAGATAATCTCCCTCGCTTTTCTGATTCTCCAACCATATTGATTCCTTGAAATCCGTATCTAACAATCCAAAACATCTGCGAATCGTCTTGTGCTTGGAAAGTTTCTGTCATTTCATCAATGTTTGTTTTTAAAGAAAAGAAATCACCTTCTTGTACATTCCACTTTCTGTCATTTTTTCCAGTGTTAATTATAAAAGAACCTTTAGTAACAAAACCATAAATGTTTCCGACCATTGGCTCTAAGTCATAATCATCTGAAATAGAAATTAATTTTGTTGGATACATGGTTTCCGTCATATCTATAATTTCGCCATGTTTGGGTTGTGGTATTAATATCATTTAACATTCCTCACTAAATATAAAATTGCGTTTGATTTTGTTTGCAGGTCTTTTTCATCTCTCAATGACTCTAATTTGTTCATTACCTCATCTCTATCTTCTTTTTCAAAATAGAACATTAGGGGTAATTGATTTGTAAGTTCACCTGCACCATAACCAACAGAATCCAAATCAACATCAGACTCAATCATATCATCTAGATTTTCGTACAAGCTATCGTTTGCATCTAAGTTAAAACCTGCAATTTCTGTGTTGGTTTCTTTTAGTGCATTGAGTTCAGCATCTAAAAAATCTTGTTCCCACTGTGAGTATTCGCCTACTTTGTTATCGGCTAAACGATATGCATTAATTTTATCAGCACTATCTTTGTATATTGAACATGGAACTTCTTTGATGCCTAATTTTTTTGCAGCTAACAATCTTGTATGACCTGCAACAATTACATTATCTTCATCTATGCAAATGACTTGTTGTATTCCATGATTGGTAAATGACTTAGCTACTTCATTGACAGCTTGGTCAGATATGACTCTTGGGTTTTGAAAGTACGGTATTAGGTCTTCAACCTTTTTTAAGATTATGTCCATATTGTGTCATGTTATTAGAAAAACAGGTGTCTGACAACCTCTCTATCAGCTTCAGTTGTTCTAACCAATAGTGAGGTATTAACGAGCTTAAAGGCTTTTAGTTGCTCCAACTCTCCGGTATCTCAAAGTCAGTACTCATTCTATGTTCTTTAAATACCCTATGGTTGTTGTCAAACTTAAACACTGCTTGACCAATCTTACCGTATAAATCCTGTTCTCTAATTTTTCTAGTAAGCACTGTTGTAGTATTCTCGTCAAAATCTCTATGAATGGTTAAGATACAATCACTTTGATTTGACCAATGACTTGCACCACTTATATCGTAAGAAGAAGGTGCTGAATAACCACCGTCATTATTCTTTTGTAACTTAGTGGGGTGAGCCACCACCCACACCACAACATCATGAACCCTAGCAAACCTTTTGCATTTAGAAATAAAATCCCTTATGTGTTCATCTTCTCTTTGGTTGCCAACTCTTTTAGCACTAACTTCATTGTATGGGTCAATAACTATTCCATTTATTCCATATTTAAGAACACTGGCTTTTGCTATATCTAAAATATAATCAATGTCCGGAACTGTATCGTGTGTTTCTATAAAGTAGAAATGATTGTGAATCCACTCCATAGCTTGTTCCAATTCGTACTTGCTCATTCTGTTATCCTCGCCAAGGTCAAAAGGTTTTTCATTGTACATTTGAACCATTCGTCTTATGTGCATTGATGTGCTGTGTTCCGGAGAAAAGAGTGCGTAAGACCAATCATGCTCTTGTGCAATTTTAATGAGTATTTGATCTAGAAAATATGACTTGCCGTGATTTGGAACACCTGTAATGCAATGGAATGTACCTTTCATAATCTTATAAATCTCATCTAGGCTTGGGTATCCAATTTCTAGAGGTTTAACATAGTTACCGTTATATAAATCTATAACACTTCCTTGATACTGATTAGCTGTATAGAGACCGTCAACTGGATAGGGTACAGCCTGATCTATAATTTGTTTTAGCTTTTCTGTACCGTGCTTCTGTAATACCTCATTAGCATCCTTGCAGTCATTGGGTGCTTGTACATACCAACATATGTCTTTGCCAAACCTATGTAATAACTCATCATGTAAACTTTTTCCTGCTTGGTCATTATCTGTAAAAATTATTATATTTCTTGCTGACAAAGGACAGTTCTCTAATGCTTTAAATCTTGCATCATCTTTTTTAAACTTAGCTTCTTTTGGCGCACCATCCGGCAAAGATACTGCATTAGTAAAACCTACTTCATATAATGTTAGTACATCCATTTCACCTTCTACAAAAATTACTGAATCTGTATCTTTAGAATTCTGATAGTTGAATAGAGTTCTTTCTGCATTTGGCGATTGCTTAAATTTTTTATCCCTTGTCCTGTACTTAATGTTTACCACTTCATTGTCTGCATTTAGATATGGGAATGCTAACCAACTACCCTCTGTGTATATGCTTAATGAGTCTACTGTTTCTTTATGTATGCCCCTAGATGCAAAGTAGCTGTACATACTTTCTGATTTGGTTGGTTCATTTGGAGTTACTGGTCTTACATACACTGGTTTACTAACATAATTATTCTTAACAAAATTATTGCCACCAGTACCACCTTTAAAATCGCAGTGATGACAAAACCAAACTGCAGTTCCTATGTCTGTGATATTTACTGATAGTGGATTGTCATGTGAGTCATGGGGTGGCTGACATTGTGGGCATTTAGTCTTACTATTTCCAACCGTAGTATTGTTTACTCTAATTCCATTATCAGCTAATTTACTTTCTATATTCATGTTATTACCCTGCTATATTATTTAAAGAAGTTTTTTTCCATTTGAAATTTTCAAAATCAATGAATCTTTTTTGCGACAACCATGTTGCACCATGAGGTATAAACCTTTCTTCTGTATTACTGTTTTTAACTTGTGATGCAAAAATGATAGTAGCTTTCATTAATTTATCAAAGTCATAATCTTTTAACACAACCTTAAATTTTTGCATGGTTGAATATTTATTTATTTTTCTTGGATATACTTTCCAAAACTTTTCAAATTCCACACTGTATTTATCTTTAGTATCTTCTTTAGTATTAGTGGTCATGGGTGACCTAGGGGTTTGGACATCTGTGTCCATACTAGTGTCAGGAGTGTCCACACTAACAAAATATCTATTGCTAGTTCCTAGTCTATTTTTTATTTTTATAAAATTATTTTCGCTTAAATATTTTAAAGATCGTCTTACCGTTCTATCAGAAACACCTACTAATTTACCCAAATGTTTTTCACTTGGGTAACAACTATTGTTCTCATCGCAGTAGTTTGAAAGTAAAACTAATATTAATTTTGTTGTTGGTGTGTCGCAGTTTTGTTTAATTGACCATGAAAGTGCTTGTATACTCATTGGCACATAATGTACCAATTTAAATTATTCTGCAATAGGTAAATTATAAAAATCGTTAGCTGATACTTTTCCATTTGTGCAATGGTGTATAGTTTTCATTTCCTCTTTTCGTGGAATTCGTAACCCACGGCACCACTTCGCTAATGCACTGTGTGAAATATCTAAACCATTATTTCTGCACATACTAACAAATTCAGAATGAGTAATTTTTTCTTCTTTTAACCACTGATTTATTTTCATAAAATCTAGTCTAGCATCAAAAGTACTTGTATGAAACCCATTTTGTGTCATAATACTGTCATTAATTGAGGTACTTAACATGAAGAATAATCCATTTGAACAACACGGAGTAGAATATCTAAGTCCGTCATCAATCAACAAATTCAGAAAAAACCCTGCTAAGTGGTTAGTTAATATTGCAGGTTATAGAGATAGATTCTATTCCCCTGCTATGAGCTACGGCACTTGTATTGAACAAGGAATTACACACGGTTGTTTTGACCATAACGCAACAGTGCAAGATTGTATTGATGCAACAAATAGAGAATACGAAAAGATATATGCAAAAATATATGAAACAAATGCTATATATGATTTTGATGCTTGTTTGAAAAAAAGAGAAATGACGGAAGATACAATTACTGCAATGTTGCCTTTGTTCCGAACATTTGGAGTTCCTACTAATGCACAACTTAGAGTTGAACACCAAATAGACGATCTTCCAATTCCTATGATTGGTTACATTGATCTGTTATACGAAAACTGTGTCCGAGATATAAAAACTACAGGTATTAAACCAAAACCAAAAAAAGACTATCAATATCAACTATCTTTTTATGCAAAAGCTACTGGTGTAACTCCAGTAGTAGATTGTATATATGTACCAAGAACTAAAAAAGAATTACATAGTTTTGAAATTATTGATATAGAACAAAATTGGAAAGAAATTAAAAGAATTGCAAATAAGATGATGAGGTTACTTGCATTGTCTAGCGATATTAGTGAGGTGTGTTATTTGTCATGTCTAGAACCGGACATATCAAATGAAGAATTCACTAATCAATGGGGTACTAATGAAATCATTGGTGCTAATAAATTATTTTTTGAAAGAGGATAAAATGACTGATAATTTGATAAATGCTTTGATCAAGGCACAACAAGAAATTGATCATGTGGTACAAGATGGAAACAACCCATTTTTTAAGAGCGACTACGCTACCTTAAAAGAAGTAATTGATTCTGTTAAAAAGCCACTGAATGATAATGGCATATTGCTACAACAAGAATCACATGACTGCGATAACGGTGCTTGTGTAGAGACTATCTTCTACGGACACGGTGGAAAGATAAGCACAGGCAGAGTAACTATCCCTGCTTCTAAACAAGACCCCCAAGCATACGGCTCTGCTCTTAGTTATGCTAAAC